AGCTGCTTCGTTTCTTGGGTTATCCTCTGGGCTCTCTGCACCTTCGAAGACACCAAAGGCGTTGTCACTGCCAACACTGAAACCCAGCTTCGAACCAAGACATGGGCAGAACTGGGAAAATGGTTTCGGCTCCTGATCTGCAATCATTGGTTCAAGATGACCGCGACCGCGATCTTTAGCCTTCAGCCTGGCAGAGACCGCACTTGGCGCATCGACATGGTGCCTTGGTCTGAGAACAACACCGAGGCTTTCGCCGGTCTGCATAACCAAGGCAAGCGCGTGCTGCTGGTCTTTGATGAGGCCAGCGCTATCCCTGATATCATATGGGAGACGTCTGAGGGTGCTCTTACCGATAAGGATACGCAGATCCTCTGGTTTGTGTTTGGCAATCCCACGCGCAACTCAGGCAGGTTTAAAGAGTGCTTCGCACGCTTCAGACATCGTTGGATTAATCGGCAGATTGACAGCCGGGATGTTGCTATCACCAACAAGAAACAGCTGCAGCAATGGGTGGATGATTATGGCGAAGACAGCGACTTTGTCCGGGTTCGCGTAAGAGGCGTGTTCCCGCGTGCTGGTGACGCGCAGTTTATCGGGTCCGATATCGTCGAGGAAGCCGTGAAACGGCATCTTAATATTAAGATTGATGAAACCCAGCCTTTGATCCTTGGTGTTGATGTTGCCCGCTTTGGTGACGATCAGACCGTTTTGCTGCTCAGACAAGGCCGCGTTGTTACCCGCATGTGGAAATATCGTGGCGAAGATAGTCACCACATCGCACTGCGCGTTGCCTCTGTCATGGAAGACTGGTCACCTGACGCCGTGTTCGTCGATGGTGGTGGCCCTGGCGCTGGTGTGGTCGACACGCTGCGATCGATGAACCGCGAAGTTATTGAGGTGATGTTTGGCGCCAACCCAAAAGATAAAAAGCATTACATCAACAAACGCGTCGAGATGTGGGATGACATGCGCCATTGGCTTTCTAGTGGCGCTATTCCTGATGATAGAGAATTGCAAGACGATCTTGTTGGGCCTGAATATGGTTTCGCCCGTGAGGGCGTCCTTCGGCTTGAAAAGAAAGAGGACATGAAGAAAAGAGGCGTTGCCTCACCTGATGCAGCAGACGCATTAGCGGTCACGTTCGCTGAAACGGTTCTACCGAAAAAGTTCAAGGCATTAAAAAAACAAGCCAGAGGCCCACGAAGCAAACAAGGCTACAATCCTCTAAGGTTCTAGCCCTATAAGATTAATTGATTAATTCACCAATTTTTTGTATTATTCCTTATCTCTATAGCAAGGCGGAATCTTCCCATGGGCTCAAAGTCGCTTAATAACGCGTTAAACCCGCTTAAGCAGGCAAAGAACGCGGTCAATATCGGGAAGGCTGGCCTGCAAGGAAAGCTTGGCAAGGCCACAAAGCTCTCAATGAGGGGTGACATTGGCCTACAGGCAACCAAGGCTGCTTACCGCGTCGAGAAAGACCATGCGATGCGCACCTTGAAGAGCGAGACTGGCACGGCCATTGCCGCTGGTGTTGCGACTTACTTTGGTGGTCCCGTTGCTGGTACGGCTGTCGCTTCCGCTGGTCAAGCTGTTCAGCAGAGAGAAGCAGGCAAGAAAGCCAAAGCTGCACAACGCGTTTTCGATAAGCAAAACCAAGCTCTTATCGATAGCATTGATAACGTTGGCGATTCACTCGGCGAAAGCGCTGAGGGGCCACAGGTCGCTTTTCGCTCTTCCCTTGATGAAAGACGTCGTCGCACTGGGGCACGGGCATCAATCCTTACAAGAGGTCGGAATACTGCCAATTCATTGACTTCTAGCACTGGGATTTCTCCCCTTGGCTAGGCGTCGTAGAGCCTTGGTCTCTGTCGGGCATTCCCTAAGCCTTAGGACGCCTGACGTCTTCCCGAAAGCCAAACGGCCTCCGAAGAAGAAAGAAAAGCTCACCATCAACATAGCGGAAGCCAAGGCAACTGGCGCGCCTATTCGCTCTGGACCTCCGAAGAAGGCGAAAGCCAAGCGTGACCCAAGGTATTAGCCGCGTAGCAGAACAGATCATTGAGCGGTGGGAGAAGCGCGCTAAGCCCCTCCGCATGAACTACGACAATCTCTGGGATGAGATTGCCGAAGTTATGTATCCTGGCCGCATTGGCTTTAATCGGAAGCTAACTGAAGGCGAAACCCGCACTAATCACATCGTCAACTCAGCAGCGGCTAGAGCATCCAGGAAATTTGGTACGGTCTTAGAGGGTGCTATTACGCCACGTTCTGAGAACTGGGTCGATGTGAAGACCACAGACCGCAACCTCAATGAGAAGCGTGAGGTGCGCGCCTGGTTCGACATCGTCAACGAGCAGATCTGGAACACCATCTACAATCCGCGCACCGGCTGGGAGATGTCAGCTGGTGAGAGCTATCGCGATACCGGCACGTTTGGAGCTTCCTGTCTCTTCAATGCAACGAGAAGAAGCGATCAATCATTATTGTTTAACGCTATTCCTTTGAAGGATGTTTGGATCGAGACCAACGCTTATGGAGAGGTTTCCATCTTCTATGTTGGCCGTGAGTTCCATGTGTATCAGGCAATGCAGATGTTCAATCCGAACTCGCTTAGCCTATCGACCCAGAAGAAGATACGCGACAACAAGCTAAACGATAAGATCAAGTTCCTGCATCATGTCTTCGAGAATGAGGACAGGGTTGAAGGCAAGAAGGACAAGAACAATAAAGCCTGGAAGTCATTTTGGATTGAGACTGAAGAGAAGCATGTGGTTGAGGAAGGAGGCTTTAGCTACAAGCCTTATATCTATCCTCGCTTAGAGACTGTTGTTGGTGAGATCTACCCATGGTCTCCAGGACGCTTGGCCTTGCCCGATGCCTTGATGCTGCAGGCACAACAGCGATCAGTCCTAACAGCTGCGCATTTCAACACACAGCCGCCTTTGATGGTGCCTGACAACGGCTTCTTTGATATCCAGCAATACGCCCCTGGCGAGATCATCCCTTATGACATGAACGCCTTGCAGCAAATGGGCGGCTCCCAGTTCCCTGTCCAGCCCTTGAACACCGGCCATAATTCAGCCATTGGCCAAGATATGGTGGATGCCACCAAGCAGGACATCTGGCAGAACTTCATGCTGGATCTGATGACCCTGCCTGATCGCGCCAACATGACGGCAACAGAGATCTTAAGGCGTAATGCCGACTTCGCCCGCGAAGTTGGGCCTTCATTCTTCCGCTTAGCTGATCAGTACCCAGCCGCGATCGTCGATACGGTGTTTAATCGCCAGTTAGAGCAATCGATGATGCTTGGCTTTGGTGATGGTTCGCCTTATCCGCCGCCACCTGAGGATCTTGATGGTGCGGAAACCAAGGTCAACATCAAAGCACCTATTCAAGAGCTACAAGAGCAAGTGGCCTTATCCAGCTCTATTTCTAGCATGTCAGAGAACCTAGCTCCTGTGATCGAGCTAGATCAGAATGCGCGTCATCAGCTCAACACCATGGAGGTTGCCCGCGAGGTTATTCGCGTCTTCGGCAAGGCAAGCTTCCTAGCTGATGAGGAAGAAGCCGCTGGCGCTATTCAAGCAGAGCAAGAAGCCGCGCAGCGTCAACAGCAGCTTATGGAAGGCGGGGCTGAGGCTGAGATCTTGGATAAGCTTGGCAAGGCTGATCAGAGCATGGCGAATGCGGAGGCGACGGCGGTATGAGTGTTTTAAGCATGTCTCGTTCTGATCTTTCGTCTCTGCAGGAGGCCAAATTAGATCCCCATGATGAGAATGTGATCTTTCCTAAAGGCCCATTTCTAACGTTTCGAGACCAAGAAGGGGTTGATTGGCTCGCCTTTGATGGGGTCGATGGAAATTCTTACAAGCTCAAAACTGGGGCGGAGTTAGCTGAAGCTCTTTTGGAAAAATTAAGCGAGACTGAGCTGAGCATCCACGGCCTAACCCGCACGCAACTGCTTGAGCTACCAACCAAGAGCATCGATGAGCATCAGGCCGAATTGCTAGGCAACGATGCCATACAGCTTGGCGGCAATATTCTTATGATCGACAACAAGGGCGGTTGCTGGCGTTTTGCTGCTAAGGCTGGTGACTGGTATCGCTATCCAGACGAAGCTTGGTCTTCGCATGCTCGCCTCGTCATCAACAGCGATGGCACGATGGCCGAATGACTGACAACGCTTTTGTTGAGGTATCGCTTAGAGCGTTGCGCGCAGCGCATTCATCATCAGACCCCAAAACCCAAGAAGCCAGACGCCGGGCCTATCGAACTGTGTTCAATAGTGGCGATGGCATGATTGTTTTAGCCGATATCATGGGCCAAGGGGGCGTGTTTGCGTCCTCAGGCCCGTTGTCGAGGAGCGCCAAGGTCCCAGAGAAGGACGCACTTGCTGTGGCATCCGGTCGACGAGACTTGGCCTTATGGATCTTACAGCAGCTTTACCCTGAAGAGATGGTTTCCAAACGAGCGAGGAAGCAATCGTGAAAGGGGGAGATCTTAGAGAAATGTTTGAGCGTATTGGCATCACTCAAGTGGAAGCGTCCAAATTGCTGGGGGTTACGTCACGCGCGGTTCATTGGTGGGTTACTGATAGAAGGAAAGTACCAGGGCCGGTTAAAGCATATTTGAGACTTCTTATTTCTCTGCCAGACAACCTTAAAGCCGTTGAGCTTTATAGACTTAGACAAACCACCTAAACGAGCGAGGACAAAGACATGAGTGAAGGAACACCAGCCGCAGCCGAACCAGCAGCCGCCGATACCGGCACAAGTGAGGCCGTATCAGTAGCAGAGGCAACAGCGCCGGCACCTGATGCCAAGCCTGAGACGGTGACCACTGAGGCTCTGCTTGGTGATGCCAAGAAGGAAGAGCCTGCCCCCGTTCTCGCCGAGCCAGAGCCGGAGCCCGCACCAGAACCCAAAGAACCAGCGCTCCTAGCCGAGGTGACCGAAGAAGATCAGGCTAAGGAAGATGCTAAAGTCATCGAAGATGGCGACATTCCTTGGTATCAAGGCATTACCGACCCTGCCCAAGAGAAGTACTGGTCACGCTTTAAGACCATGGATGCGGCCATGAATGCCCATATGAACATGGTCAAGATGCAGGGTGACATGATCAAGATGCCCGACAAGATGGCAACTGACGATGAAATGGAACGGTTCTACGACAAGATGGGCCGTCCGAAGTCACCAGACGATTACAAGCTCGATCGCGACTTTATCGAAGGTCTAGACGATGATGGCGTCGACCGCATTAAAGGCTTCCTTGGCGAGATGCATACAGCAGGTGCTCGTGACGAGGTCGTCCAGGCTGCGGTTAGCTGGTTCAACCGAGAAGCCGATGCCGCACATCGCGCCGAAGAAGAGCGGGTTAACCATCAGCATAAAGAGAGACTTGAGGCCTTGCGCCTTGAATGGCCTGGCAATGCCTATAGCCGCAATGTTGATATCGGCATTAAAGCTTTTCAAAACTGGGTGCTGCCTGATGAGGCAAAAGAGCTTGCCAGCCTTGAGCTTGCCGATGGAACGCAGCTTGGCAAATATCCTGCCTTCGTTAAGGCTTGGTACAATGTCGGCCTGGGCATGGAGGACGCCACGTCGCCGGTTAGCACGTCAGGCGGTTTGATCTCGGCATTCTCTAATGAAGAAATCCTGCAGATGAAGTCCGATGCGATGGAAAAGGGCCTTGGCACACCTGAGGGCATGGCGCTTCATAAGAAGGCCCAGGATGCCATTCGCGCCAATCTGGAGCGTGAGGGCAAGAATACCAGGATTGGCTCGATGCAAACGCAGAGCAGTGTTCGTTGAGCCATCGCTTAGCCAACAAACTAAAGATCAACGGCTATTGTATGGTTTGCCATAGCAGTTGTTCAGTCAGCATTCCGGGCGTTCCCAAGGAAGGGGACGTCCTTTTCGAGGCTGTTTGCGAAACCCATGGCGGCGAAGAAATACAGGCATTGCCTGACTATGTCGCCGAAGAAGCGCGTAAGGAAAGCGCTATGT